CAATAATATAATCCATAGCAGGGTAACTACCCCCACTATTGATGCCCTGAGCAGCAGCCTCTTCATCGTCCCAGAGGCCCCACCAATCCCGCTTGATGATGCCGCCGCCTCTTGGAGCAGGCGCTTGCATATACTGGCCAGCATAGGCGTATGGGCCCATGACCAGTTTGTCGCGCTCCAAGACCTCACGCGGGAAACGCTGCGGAAATAGAACCTCGCCAGCGAACTCACGAGGATCTTCAAAGCCAATCTCTGTCTCGCACTTGCGGGCGGGGTCAAACTCCGCCGGAAGCATCAAGTGGGTGTATCCCAGGTTCTTATCCAAGATGACGCCAGAAACATCGCCTTCATGGAGGCGCTGCATGATGACGACTATCGAGGACAGTTCCGGGTTATTCAGTCGGGTTGGGACAGCTTCTAGAAACCACTCAATCGTCGACGCTCGCATCTGGTCGGACGCGGCGCTCTCTACGGAGTGGGGATCATCAATAATAACGATATCACCACGAGAACCGGTAATAGAGCCAGCAGCGACCGCCTCACGGAACCCCAGACGGTCGTTTTCGAACTTCGTCTTGGCATTCTGGTCGCCCGTCAGCTTGACCCTGTCGCCCCACAGTTCCTGATACCATTCCGAGGTAATCAGACGCCGCATCTTGGTGCTGTCTCGGATGGCTAGGTTTTGGCTATGCGAGACGCACAGAAAGCGCAGGTGAGGCTGGTTTTGCGGGCCCCACAGCCATGCAGGCCAGAGGACGCTCACCAGCAAAGACTTCATATGGCCGGGCGGGATGTTGACCAGCAGACGGGTTATGTCCCCATCCGTTACCGCATTCAGATGCATTGCGATGGCGTCGATATGCCAGCCATGCACATAAGGATTGGATGGTTCGAGGACGGCCCAAGCTTGCTTGATGAACTCGCCAAGATCTTCCTCAGCCCTCCTCTTCTTCTCCCTCTTCCTCAGTTCCAGCTTCGCCGCCGCCATCTGAGCTAAGCTGATTAGCTGCGGTCTGGATAAACTCTCTAAGTTGATCATCGGCCATCGAACCAAAGTCTCCGGGGCGTCCGGTTTCCTTGCGGTCAATCATTAAGCCATGCAGCTTCGCCAAGCTGTCCGCAGCGCCTTTGGCCGCGTTATAGTTCCCGGCTTCCCGAGAGGCATGCAGCAAATCAGAGTAAACATTCGTCATGGTGTTTCTATCCACCACAAGGTCTGTCTCCGACTTACTCAGGAGTTCGTAGATCCTTCCAGCCACTCTCTCATTATTCCTCAGTCTGGTCGGGTTGGCGTGGTGGGGATTGTATCCCGCTTCCTCATACGCCTTGGTGTTTGGCATGCCTTTGGCCACGTTTCTAGCAAACATCTCATGCCGAGTGTTCGGCAGGGCAGGCATAGCTTTTCCCTCTTCCGGTTAGGCAAAATCCGAGTTATGAATTTTTATAGTTATTTATTGAGGAATAGTCAACGTGACGAGTGATGAGGCGTTTCAAAAGGGGCTGGAGATTATAGCCCGTGTATTGGTGGCTAGTCCGAAAGCTAGGCGAGCTGTTAAGCTTACGCCTGGGGAGGATGCCGACTATCTCCTCGAGGATATGGTGACTAATCAGCCAATGAGGCTGGTCAATGTCATAGGGTATACTTGGCCATTGTCTCAGACTGATGTGGTCTTTGGGTGGGCGGATAAGATCGACAAGCTCTCCGAGATGGCTAGGCGGAAAGGGAATATGCCAGCCAGCCTGATTTGCTACTGGGATGACGAACATTGGGGAGTGGTGGAAGTTCCCGGACAGTTCGAAATGAAATGGGCGAAAAGGCCGCATAAAGAAACCGGCCGGCCGATTTACGTTATCCCTTTGAAAGACTTCAGTATTCTAATGAAATACGCGGGCAAGTCAAACGAAAAGGTCACTGTCGCGCATTAATTTCGCCGATTTCGTATTGACAGTTATGATGCGTCGTGCATAATCCACTGACAATAACAAATCAGTGGAGAGACTTATGAAGCCCTCAAAAGTAATAGCCAAGGCCAAGGTCTATAACGGCCACAAAGACGTTCTGTTCATGATGCTGTCGGATGACGATAGGTGGGCAGACGGCAACTACACCAAAATAGCCGACGGCAAATACTCAAAGGGTCTGTTCACTACAGACACCGGCGAAGTCTATGCCATTTTCTGTGATTGGTCGGCCAAGAAAATAAGCTAACGGAGAGACTTATGACCCACCCCGCAAGAGATGCCCTTATAGACTTTAAACAAATGGCAGTGATGACTTCGGCCATGATCGCCATGGACGTAGCCGAAGCCTATTACTCCCACCTGTCTCAATACAATTGGGACATCAATGCCGCCACACGGGTCATGTATGCCCCTCATGCAAATTTTGCGACGATCTTCCCCAATGGGATGCCCGTCAGTCGGATGCTTGCCGATAACTTGACTGAGTTTGACGAAAGCAAGCCGATGGATCGTAAGCGGATTGCTTCGGCCAATCCGGATCATCGGGTCAGGGATGACATCCGCGAGGCCAAGTTTGTGGCCGAAACTGAGAAATCTGCGGCCGCCAATTATGATCGGTTTCTATCCCGCCTAGAAAAGAAGTTCCCCGCAGATTGCGCCATCTACATCAGCTCAGAACGCCCATGGGTCAGAGGCGACATGATGGTGGAGTGGGTGGAAGGCGATATACTCAAGACAAAGCTATACGAAATTTACCGCCATGTTCGGATTTCTGAGTTGGGGAACCTGATTGTCTGTTGGAGAGAAAGAGACATCACACGGGAGAAAAAAAAATGACTGATTTTGTCTACATTGTCGATGTGGATTTCGACACACCATTATGGTCCCAAAGATGCCGCATGACTTTTACGGATAGGGATGAGGCGGAGAAATTTAGAAACGATGGCGAACGGCTGGGCTATAAGGTCATCCATTTGATGGCCTATCAAGTCTACACTGCCGAAAAAGGTTGGCGCCGGATCAAGGAAGAAAAAGAATTTCATACCAAAGTAGCGGCGCAACGAATGGATGATGAAATAAAATCAATGATCTAAAAATAATTCACTTTTTTGCGTCATCTCTATTGACAGAATGATGCATTGTGAATTATATTAGGATCATAAGAAAACACCAACGGAGAGACAAAATGAGCAACAACATCGCTGACCGCTACGCCCAAGTGAAAATGCAGATTGAGGCGCTGGAGGAGGAACTGAAGGGCATCAAGGCTTTGGCCGATGCCACCGGCCTTGAGGTGATCGACGGAGATACTTTCCGCCTGTCCATCAAGCCTTCCAGCCGCACCAGCCTAGACAAGGACATCTTGGCGCAGTGGTTGACTGAGGAACAGATGCAGGAGGCGACCAAGACCTCGACTTTCCTGCGCTACACCTACAAAGCGATTATGAAGAAGGTGGCGTAAAGTCGAAACGGGGTTCCGGCCCCGTCTGTCCGTAAGGCGGGCACTGATGAGACTATGGAGAGACAAAATGGCTACGAAACGTGGTCGCAAGGGCGTCGAGAAACAGTGGAACTTCTACCTGTCCAACGGCGAATGGTTTGGGATCTATACATACACCAAGCCGGAAATCGTCGAACTGTTTCCTACGGCCAAGATTAAGAAAGATAGCGTGTATCTGTGATCATAGGGCGGGGAGAGATCCCTGCCCTTTGCTTTCGGGGGGAAGCCATGACCATTCGGCAAATCAAAAACACTAAACTAGCCACCATACGTTCGGTCCTACACTCCAAAGCCTTCATGATGGGCTTTTCTGATGTTCGGGAAGGGCGCCCGTTCCGATACGACCATTTTACCAATCAAAACGACCAATGGAATTATGAGCGAGGCAGGATCTACGCCTCAGCCTCTCAGGCGCCCGTAAAGATACAGGGGCGGGTTCACCCCTTGGCCTGCCAATTGGCTGCCCAGATGATGGCTCAGGGCGTCTTACTTTAAAATATCCCGTATTGGGACAAGGACGACGCTGGATTGGCCATCGTCACCAGCGTTATCCCTAGCTCTTCCTTCCTTGATATATTTTTTGCATAGATCCCGAAGATGCGGGACAGGGATCACAATATAAATCAGCGTGTCATCATCACGCTTAAGCTCATGTATCCAGAAATCAGCTTCTGTAGATGCTATGCCGGATAGCTTTCCCCGGTTCCTATATTCTATGCAGAGATTGCCGGTTCTTTCCCAAAGCCAGCTTTCGGTCTTTTGCTCTATCTTCCAGCATTCGGGGGATAAATCGACGCGCTCAAGCTTTGCGGATGTAAATAAATCGCCAAGCTTACGCTCTGCTATGAGCGAAGCGCTAAGCTGGATATCGAACTTTTTGTCCGGATTGAATTTGATTTTTTCTTCCATGTCTCTTCTCATAAAAAACCCCCTGCAAGTTACGACGCTGGCAGGGGGTAAAGTCTATGAAGAGACAAAGGCAACGGGAGGATGTTGCCCGTGTCCCTTCTAGGCCATCAGTCACTTAACGTCAATTTTCCAGAATACGGCCAGTTCACCCAAAACCTGTTTGATAACCCGCATGTCCTCATAATTTGGGATATGGCCGTTTCCGACACAGAACTTCTCAAGTTCGCGCTCTATGATCGGACTATACCCCAACAGCAAAGTCTTAGCTTGGTTGTAGCGTTGGCGTGTTCGGATATGGAAGTCAGCTTCAATCTGGCCAAGTTCGGTGTCCGGGTCTACGTCGCCTGATATACCGCCACGCTCTCCAGTCGATGTTTTCGGATGCCTGGGGCCTAGAAGGATCTGCGCATAGGCTTCGCATAGGGCGCCATACTTCTTGGCTGCCTCATACTGGTTCTGATCCAGCATCCCGGACAGAAAATATCGGCCGGCGACAGTTCCCCACTGAGGGTCAGCCATACCAGCCAGCGAGGCCATGATCAGCCTTTTGGTGGCGCAAGGAGACGGTCCGTCCTCCGGCTTAACTGACCCACTGGGGTATCTATCTGCGTCTATTTTGCGCTTTCTGCCGGGCCGAGCCATTTACCCCTCCGTTTCCATAAATGCTTTTATCACTTCTGCCGCGAGCGGCGGGACGATGGCGTTACCGTAACCCCGCAGGCGTCCCACTCTGTTGGGAACCCCATCAACCAGCAGACGAACTCCGGGTTTAACGCGCCGCGTTTTTCCGTCTGCTCCGAGGAGCCATTCGTGGTCGTCCCAGAAACCAGTTTCACTACCCCCTGAAGCGATACCGTCATCTTGCTTCCGTCCGGGCGCCTCCCCGTAGGCGAAGCGTTCTCCATACTCTGCCCACCATCCGCGTTGGCCTTGGTCGGCGTCGGCCATGTCGAATGCGTCACCGCCTGCACATTTAGCGCTTGGCTGTTCCTGGAGAATTGTGATGGGCCGGCTGTATTCTCGCTGTCCTGCACTGTCGGAGTTGACCACGGCGCACCAGTAGAGACGCTGGCGGATGTGAGGACCGTTGACGGAACAAGCCGGAATATCAACCGCCCGGCTGGCGTAACCTTCTCCTTCCAAGTCAGCGAAAACTCCGTCGAACCAGCCATATCCAGCCTTTCCCGCAACCTGTTCGCCCATGACGACAGGCGGTCGGGCTTTTCGGATAAGGTCAAAAAAGACTGGCCATAAGTGTCGGTCGTCTTCCTTTCCCTTTCCCTTGCCGGCAACTGAGAAGGGCTGGCATGGGCAGGATCCAGTCCAGATAGGTCTATCGTCTGGCCATCCGGCAAGGCGTAGGGCATGCGACCATCCCCCGATGCCAGCGAAGAAATGGCACTGGTTGAAGCCTCTAAGATCTGAAGCATCGACATCTGCGATGGATCTGGTGTCGACCTCGCCATCTGGGATCAATCCTTCCTTAATAAGTTCCTTGAGCCATAAGGCAGCGAATGGATCGAACTCGTTATAATAATTCATCGTCAATATGCCCCGCCTCTGTTTTCCTCTTTAGCTCTAGCTTTTGCAAAGGCGATCTGACGGCTTTTTATGAAGCTGCGCACTTCCTGAGTAGGAACATCCAGTCTCTTAGACAGATTGTCAGGCCAAGTTCCAAACTTTTGCTTATAATTATAAGCAGCCCAGCCTTCTTTATATCCCCTCTCTGCGGCTATGTATAAAAGCCCGCTATACCAAACCTGACGCTGATTATAATGCTCTGCAACTCTTTGCTTGTTTCTTTCAAGAACGGCAAGGAAACCTTCCTTCACCCCAACATCGCTCTGTGCTACCGGAGCAAACCCGCATTCAGGACAGGTGTGAACGCCAACCGGCTTTACGAAACTACATTTCGGGCACTTCTTGGGTGTCGGCTGTAGCTTTTCCTCCCGCTTAGTTTTCTTTTTGCCAAGCTCAATCTTACCTGATTTTAGCTCGTTGTAATGGATCGTGCAGGGAAGACCAAGCGACAGGCCAGTGTTGGAATGATCCAGAACAAGGCATTCTTTCTTGTCTGCATGTGTCCGTAGCCCCCGGCCGATGATCTGGAGGAACAGCATCTCCGATTTGGTGGGCCTAGCCAGAATGATACAGGATACGAACGGCGCGTCTACACCCGTGGTCAAGGTTCCAATATTACAAATAACTTGGAGCCTTCCGACCCTAAGTTGTTCGATCATTTCCACCCGCTCGTCGGGAGGCGTCAGGGCGTCCACATATCCAGCGGCGATGCCCACCTGCTCAAATTGAACCTGAACCGCTCTGGCATGGGCCCGGTCGACGCAAAAGCAAAGGGTCGGGCGCCGCTCTCCCTTATCAACCCAGGTCTTGACTATATCAGCCGTGATTTCGACCTTGTTCATAGCCGAGGACAGTTGGCCCTCATGATAGTCACCAGCCACGATTTTGACCCCGGACAGGTCAGGCGAGAACGGGGCGTAGTATTTGTAATCGGACAGGAAGCCTTCTTTGATCAGCTCGCGGGTCGTGGAGACAATGATTAGTCTATCCCACTCCTCAGCCATGCCAGTCGACCAAGGCGTGGCGGATAGCCCGATGAACCTGTAATCCGAGCATTCAGCCATCCAGCGCTTATAAAGCTTCGATCTGCGATGAACTTCGTCGAAGATAACCATATCCACTGGGGGAAGCTTCGGGCGCCGGACAAGGGTATCCGCCGAGCAAATCTGGATCGGCTTGGCGTAATTGCACAGCGGATGGTTAGACTGGACGATGGATATGTCCTCCTCCGGCAGTCCGGCCTTGACGAAGGCTTTGAAGGTCTGGTCAATCAAAGACAGGAACGGGACAACGAAAGCCACCCGGCTTCCCTTCTCACGGGCCAAGGCGAAAACCTCAGAGGCTATGCGGGTCTTACCAGCCCCTGTGGGAGCCGCTAGGACGACCTTGTGCCCTTGGGCTATTTCAGTCCTTAAATCGTCAATGGCCTTCTGCTGGTAGGGCCGAAGCTGCATAACACACCTCTAGAAGTCGTTTACATTAACAGGCGTAATTCCCTTTCCCCTATGTCCTCCGGCCTCATAGCCTTGTAGGCTTAGAGTGGTAGCTAGGCATGGGGCCTGACCTTGGCCTTGACCATAGCTGCCCCGGAATGGGGAGTGACAGTCGCTTCTCGTATCCCTGACCTACCCTGTATCGTGGGTGAAACGCTCCGACCGGTTAGACACCTTGTCGGTGTCCACTCCGGAAAACCCCCACTAGAGGCTTGCCGGAATGGACGGGGTCAGTTCTGAATGGTCCTTGCGACAGGATACCATTCGGCCCGGAAACCCCTTGTCACTGCCATAAGACAGGTGCAGTCACGCTTTCCAAGGGTAAAGAGGCCCGATTTTATTAGTTCCGTATCCCTATGATCCTATGCCTCAATCAGCCATGAAGGCCGGGGCTCTCCGCTATTGGCGGGATGGTTAATAGGAGCACTATTGGCCAAGGGCGGCCTCGTGGGATCCTTTCAGCTTTTTCTGGTTATAAGCGACTGCCCTAGCGTGTTCTAGGAACCGCTCTAGGCAATAGTTGAACCCGCCATCGTCAAAAAGAGAGGCGTGGGCTTCGGCTAGGCGAGCAAACTCAGCGGCTATCCGGATATTGGTCAGAATGTCGGCCTCGATATAGGCCAACTCTTGATTACGGGGCTTCTTGGGGGTATATCTTTTGTCAGCCGAGGGCATGACGTTTTCCCTGTGTTACGTTGTCCAGTGTCTTCGGTTAGGGGCGCCAACCCCGAAACCTTTCCTAGATTAGACGGCGGCTGGCCTAGTGTCAAGCCGCCGTCGTCATTTATAAATCATTACGTTATTTTTCTTTGTTTTTTACAGCAGCCGCCGCCCTGCGCTTTTTGCGAGCCGACGGGAAAAGCTGGTTCTTTACGCTTGTCGCACCACAATTGTTACCCCTGTGCAAAGCATTAGCCATCGCCAAAGACTGCTGGGCATTAGCTATTGGGGCAGCAAGGCCAATCCGACTGTGTAGAGCTTTCTGCAATGATTTGTTGTTTACGATAATTAGTTCACCAGACATTTTATCCTCCCATCACGCTTCACCCAAACCCTTGCGGGCATCCTCGACACCACGATCATAACCAGCCCGATAAGCCGCGTTCATGTCATGGCTACGGTTAAGCCACTTTCGCTGATCTTTGATTAAATCTACCGCCTCTCCAGACATATCTTTAGATACAGGATCCTTCGAGTTAAGGTGGATGCCTATCAGCCAACTTAGGATGGCGTCGAATTTATAGGTTCTCATTTCCTTTTCCCAGAGCTTTAGTGGCATTTCTAAATTCTCCAGCAGTCAACAAATAGCTATATTCTAATTTTCCGTATTCTGTCATGTCATAATTACCATCAACATCAGCGACAACTATGTCATCCTCCAAACCTTTTTCGAGGATACATAATGCAAAAGGTTCCAAAGCGGCTTCAAGTTCCGCGATGCGTTGTTTGTATTGCTCATTTAAAACAGCCAGATCATGAAGCGCTTGAGTATTGATCTTGGCGTAATGGGTATAATCAGACATCGCTCACCTCACTGCAAAATGATCTTAGATTGCGGGGCTTTGTCCATGCCCTTATTCACAGCTACGCTCTGAGCCATGTATGAGCCAAACTCTTCCACAATACTCAAAGCCTGACTGGCCTTATCCTTGTCATCGAAGTAAGCCAGCCCGGATGATGTGACGGCGAACCCGCATGATTTGACAAGATGGAAACCATAATGAGGAGACAAGCCCTTTTCCTTCATTTCATCCATCCTGCTTGAAATGATGTTGAATATCTCCGCTAGGGTATCCATCGTCATTTCATTCGCAATATCTTCGGCTGCTTTGCCAGTTACTTTGGACATTTCATCATCCTTTTAGAAGCGGGAGTGTGAGGCGTGTAAACAAGAGGATAGCAGTATTCACAGTATGGCGTCGATCTACCCGGAGCAACATCAGCCCCGCAGAACCGAAGCGTATCATTTCTTGTGTCACCGACAGGGTATCGACAATGCTTTGACAAAAGCTCCATGAACCGAAGCGCCCTGGCGTTTGGGTTGAGGAACTTTGTCTTAGCTTCTTTCCTCTGATTTTCAGTCAATGGTATGATACTGAATGTATCAGGATGCACTAACGATGCGTCCATCTTTGGCTTGATAGCTACCGGCTTCGCCTGCTCTTTTTGTTTTTTCGTTTTCGGCGTTTTTACAGGCTTCGGCTTTCTTCCTGCCTGTCCGCTGAACGCTATGCCAATCCGACTAGCTCTGCCAGCGACCGAGTTTCGCGTAGCTATTACGCCAAACTTTTTGCTGATAGCGTCGGCGGTTTCAGTAAACGTCCAATTGTCTTTCGCCGTAAACGCCAGAAACTCGTCGATTTCTTTTGTCCACTTCATTTTTGCCTTACCCATCTATGCCTCCCTGATAGGTATATTCATATGATTGAATGCTAGTCTTACTTCTTCGATCGACCTGACTACAGCGCATGTATGACCCAGAATATGAAGTTGTTGATGAAAATCCAATTGCGCCGGGCTGACACGGCCAATGGCGGACTTGACCTCCATCCACAAAACTTGACCGCCGGGCATGATCACCACCAGATCCGGGGCTCCGGGCGTAAGTCCCGGAACCGCGTTAGTCGGACGTCCTCCTGTAGTTCGTCGGGAGGCGTTGGGGATCGCAATGATCTTAACGCTTGGAGCAGCCCACCGGACCCAATCAATGATCTGGCGCTGAATGTCGTTTTCTGATATCTTAACCTTAGCCATTGGAGGGTCCTATGAAGTATATTCTTGTCGCCATGACGGTAATGCTGTCCGGATGCGGAGCCGCCTACGACTTTGCGAAATACGCCTATCACGAATGCTCTCAGGACATGTCTCACTGCCGTTGATCCTTAATAGCGCTTTGAACGTAGATCTTTTTGCGGGCTACTCCGAGAGCCGTCCGGACATGAGTTTCCGACCTGTGTTTGAATTTCGCTATTTGTTGAGTTGACCATCCGTTTTCTGCCAGCGTCAATAGTTCTCGCTCTCTTTTGGTTAGCGGGATTAGAAGCTCTTTACGGACTGGTTTGGAGAAGTCGGAAACGTTTTTTGTGTCTATGCTGCCAATGGTGTCCGCTGGCGTAAAATACTTTTGCGGTTCGCCTGGAAGTGGCGTCTCTAGGCATTTAACCCGCGGCAAAGATATCGCAGACTTGCGGGCGCCGTCGACGTCTTTCTGGTCGCAGCGGGTTCCCGGCATATTGGTGGCAATATATACGATATGCCGTTCCATTAGTCTTTCTTCTTCTCCAAAGCGGCGCGGGCGGCGCGGAGGTCGCCAACAACAGGCATAAAGTCCCTGTCCCATAATGGTTGGTCGTCTACGTCACCGTTATATTTTTCGGCCAAGTCAGCAAACGGACACAGCGCCGCTTCAAGTTCCGCGATGCGGGCGGCGGCGGCTCCCTGCGCCTTTTTCTGATGCTCTACGCCTTTCTCAAAGCCGACCATGTAAGCGGTCGTCAATTCGCCTTCCAACTCCGCAATCCGTCGCGCCTGCGCCTTTAATGCGTCGGCGGCTTCGTAGTGAATGCCTCCGGTTTGTGATAAGCGCAGCCGTGCGATTAGGTCGGTGTAGTCAGTCACTTCGTCCTCCCCTCAATCCACATCACCAATACTGCCGACGCGGCTCCCAATACATAGAAGCCAAGCCATATGGTGGCATCTTCAATTATCTCTACCATCCCCACCCACTCCAGCCGTTCAGCGCCACAAGCCGACCCGGCTTACGTTTCTTCCAGTCAGGTATATCTGGGCCGCCAGCTTCTTGTTTTGCCTTTATGCGAGCAGCCCTCTTTTGCTCCGCCCTGCGTTTATTGCGCTCTAATTTCTTGATCTCTTGCTTCATTGCAAAGTCAGGATCAGAGGTGGCCAGTTGCGCTATACGCTCACGGCGCATTTTTTCTCTAAGCCTATTTGCTTCCCTTTTGCGCTCTAGAGCTTCTGGAGATTTAGCCGGCATTGTTCCCTGTGATCCCTTTGTGGAAATAAGCCAACGCCTCGATTAAAGCCTGTCCGTCAATGTCCAAGGCGACCTTATCCGGTATGCCAGCGTCCGCATAAAGCTTAAGGCGGTCTTTCTGGTAGATCGGAAGCTTAGGGTGATCAGTTAAAATCCTGACCATCCGCGTTTTCCAATCGCTTTTGCTGCGCGACAAATGGCTGCAATAGTCCTTGGCGGTTTCCTCTAGCTCATCCATTATTTTTTCCTGCGTTTCTTTGGAGGGTTCTCAAAATCTTCAAGCTTCAATCGGCCCCTGGAGTTAAGGCAAAGCTTTATACGCCATGCTAACGGAACGCCGCGATGCCGCCAGCCGTTTACAGTAATCCAATAGGCCCCAAGGCTAAGAGCAAGCTCTTCCATTTCGGGAGTGGTGTATCGCTTATCTAAAGGTCTTCTAGTCATAATCATATCCCTTTCATATCCTTAATAATTCGTCAAGCATCTTTTTATCTTGACAGACTTCTTGAACAGGAATATTCAGACCATCCTCTAGAAGTGGAGAGACAAATGACACAAGAAAGCCTACAAAGAACGGCTGATTGGTATGCCAAACGCCGAGGAAAAATAACAGCTTCCAAGATAGATGCGGTCGTAGAGAGGCAGAAAAACGGTTCGTTCTACGCCAAGCGCGAGGACTACAAGAACCAGCTAATCCTAGAAATATTGACAGGCAACGTGGTTTCTGGGTTCACCAGTGTTGCGATGCAGCATGGCATTGATACGGAGACAGAGGCGCGGGATGTATATTCAAAGACAATCTGGGATACTGTCACTGAAACAGACTTTGTTGATCATCCTACAATTAGCCGTGCTGGCGCTTCTCCTGACGGAATTGTGGGATCGGATGGTCTTCTCGAAATTAAATGCCCCAGCAGCGGAACCCATATCCAGACCCTGCGACGCGGAACTTATGACCCGAAATACTTTCCTCAGATGCAGTGGCAAATGGCCTGCACAGGACGCAAATGGGTAGACTTTGTTAGTTACGATCCCCGCCTTCCCGAAGCCTATCGCTTATTTGTAGACCGTGTAGAGCGCGACGAACTGTGGATTTCTCAGGCCAATGAAATGGTTGAGACGTTCCTGAAGGAAATCGACGAAGAGATCGCTAATCTGCACAAGAAGTTTGAGGAGGAATAAATGGAAAAGATCATCCAGATATTTGCTTCCCCAGAGACACAAACAGATGATGCTTGGCTTTACGTTCTAACCGACAAAGGTAGGATTTTTGGCAATTGTTTTCCATTCCTCAAGTCTCATGAATGGGAAGAGGTATCATTGCCGTCGCAATTAAATAATGAAGAGGAGGAATAAATGACGTTATCAATGCCTAAATCGGTAGCGTCTGGCGTCGTGGCTGTGACCCGCGGCGTCAATACACTTTACCGCAGCGAGCGTAACAATTTTGCCGAATATAACTATGTGTCGGTCGACAGCTTTTATGAGGCCCTTGGCCCTCTGATGGCCGAAGCTGGGATATTCGACATCATCAATGAGGTTAGGTCGGCTACGGACAAGGGATTTCTCTATTGCGAATATGAGATTTTCCTAGTCAGCGCAGAGGGGGAAATGTATGGACCTATTCGCACGAATGTCACTGTCAAAGCGCAGGGCCCTCAAGCTTACGCTTCGGCCAAAAGCTATGCGGAAAAATATTTCCTGCGCCAGATATTCAAGGTCCCCACTGGCGAGAAAGTTGATGCAGACATGCATGACAAAACTATTCTTCCGGATGTCCAGCCTCAGATCCATAAGATGGCCCCGGAGGCTTCGGCAGCTAAGCGCGATGAACTGATAAATGGCCTTTCCTCCTGTCAGACGATTGATGATCTTCGGGCATGGGAGAAGGCAAATAATAATAGCGTAAAGCGTCGTCTATTAGACGAAGATGCTGAGGCTGTTATTGACCAGTATGAACTGGTGAAGTCCACTCTAACCAAAAAGGTAGCATAAAATGGCCGGTTATCAGCATAAAGATGGCAAGGGTCGTATCTTCAAGAATACTGACCGAAAGTCAGAGAAGCATCCACACTTCAGCGGCAGCGCCATGTGGAAGGGAGAGGAGATCTCCATTTCCGGATGGGCTGTGATGGGTGAGGACGGAAAGTTGAAGCAGATTGACCTGTCTGTTCAGGAGCCTTGGAACAAGGGTGAAGGTAAGACCCAGACCAAAGGGCCCAGCAAAGACGACGACTGGGGCCTGTAATGCGCAATAACCTCTCAGAACATTTTCGCATCATAGGCGTGGAATGGGTTGAACTTGACCATGCCGCGAGGCTTCTGGAGGCCACCAAGTCCGCTGTCCTTTCACAAAGGATGGCGGCTTTGGGGGATATCCCAGTAAGTCGGGCTGAACAGCAGGTTAAGTCGTCACCGTTCTGGATGGATCATGTGACCAAAATCGAGGACGCCAGAACAGCGGCGAACCTCAAGAAAATTGAAATGGAGACAATCCGGATGCAGTTCTCTGAGCAACAGTCCAGAGAAGCGACGGATAGAGCGGAGAGAAGATTATGATCAAGAAGCGTGTAGCTAATTCAGTAGCCTTTGGAACCCGTCTGGCTCCCTCAACGGCCAAGCAAGTCCGAGCGTTTTCCAAGAAAAACAAGATGCCAATTAGCACGATCACCAATTCGGCTTTGCGGTATTTTATGGCTGAGGCCAAGAATATTGCGGATGTGACTGAGGGCAAGTTATTTAACATCCTTCCCTTAACTGGCGCGGCAGCCAAGAATAAAAAAGAAGTAGACATGCGGGTAAAGACAAGCCGGATATATAAATAATGGCTCGCAAAGAATTTCCTAAGTCTGTGAAGGTAGCCGCAATAAAGCGCGCTACTCAAGGCAAGGAAGTGTTTTGTGAGAAGTGTGGGGTCATCACCAAGGGTAAATTTGAGATTGACCACATTAAGGAGGACTTTTACGGTGGCGAGCCAGTCTTAGAGAACGCCATGATTTTGTGCGTTGCTTGCCATCGTGAAAAAACGTCTGAAACCGCCAAGCCAATGGCCAAAGTTAGGAGACTGGAGGCCAAGCATGTCGGAGCCCTCAGACCAAAGGGAAAACTCCAAAGTCGTGGGTTTCCCAAAAAAGAAAAAAGAGAACAAATCCCTCTCCCAACTCGTAGAGGCATATACACGAGCGAGGAGACAAACGAACAGGAGGATTAGATATGTTGAGAATGGCGATAATTTCTTTTGCGTTGCTGGCTACAGTAACGTCGTCGCATGGGGGCGAATATCTGGGAAGGATGAGCGGTAATCCTTATGTCGGGGATGGATCATCCAATCGCTTTGCCCCTATGAATAACCCGTATTACGCCAATTCGTTTAACAATGATTTTGGCCCATATGGAAATCATTTCTCCGGAACAAGCCCGAATAATCCGTTTGCGACTGAGGGTCCGGAGATTTACGGAACGGCCGACGAATAATGCCGTTGGTGCTAGTCGGCATAATCGTAACGGGTCTGTGTATGGCGCTTTACGCTGCCGAAGTGTTTCCTACGCTTCTGAAATGGTGGAGGCGTGGAAATAAGCCGGTCCCTAGACTGGGGCCAAAAGCAAGAACGATCATAACGATCAATGAGGAGATAGAAAATGGTGAATGTAGATCAATTGAAACAGATGACTGATGGCCCGGCGCCGGTCTATGACATGAACGCCCGGACATATGCTGTAGCGACAAACGCTGCGCAAGAAATCCGCGTGGCGAAGGGTCGAGGAGCTACGCCGTTCTCAGATAATGATCTTAAGGTCGTTCTGAGCATCAAGGCTATTCTTGATCAGCTTGAAGGTCTTGGCGAAGTGAACCCAGCTAATGAGCATTTCCCGCTGGTCAATCAATCTGTCAGCTACAACCCCAGTCTTGACAAAATTCACAACCTGATCGAAAAAGAAGTTCAAGAGGTCGTCGACAAACAGACCGACCCGGTGGCCAGAAAGGTCGCCAGCAAATAAGGAGAGACAAAATGCCGATTACGCTGCCCCCTCCCCCTCCTGCCATTGTCATTCAGAATGACGGTGGTGGATTGGTGAATACATACATAAACAAGGTGGAGCTCTATTCGGCTGAGGGCAGGGAGGTTCGGATTATGGGATCCTGCCGCTCTGCCTGTGTTCTCTACCTTGGGGCGAAAAACGTCTGTGTGGGGCCAAATGCCGTGGTAAAGGCCCATCAGGCTTATGAGCAAGACACCGGGCAGCTTCGCCCGGATGTCACCCTGTATATGATGAACCAACTTCCGGTGAGGGTTTCGGCCCGCCTGATGCCTTACATCACCAAACATTATAACCCACAGGCGACCTTGGACGCGGATCAGCTTGCGTCTCTTGGGGTCAAACGGTGTAGCCCACAGGATACAGTGGCCGCCAAGGATCGTAAGGCCGAGAAGCCGATTGAGATTAGGCCCGGCGATCCGATTACCAAAGCGCTATTCTACATTTTTGGAGTGAAGAAATGACCGATAAAACACCCCCGATTATTGATATTCAGGGCGTTGTCTTTTGGGATGAGGTTGTAAACCCACAGACCATGCAGCCGGAACTTCGTCCTGTCAGGACGGAAATCCGCTTTCAGCGGGAGGGGTTTGATGAGTGGGAAATCCTACGTTACCAAAACGTAGTCCCAGACCGCCTTCAGAATATCTCTGAGGCTACCGGTAAAAATCCGGAGTAATAATAGGGGGTCCAGTACACTATCTGGGCCCCTTTATTTTTGGCTAAAATTGTCTCGGACGTCCTGATAAAAAGCTCCGTCATTTTTTAGACGGTTGTTGGCCTCCACCAGCGCGGCGCGGTTCTTCAGGGCGAATGTCCGGACGCTTTCCCCAACCTTCACATCCGGCATAGGGACGGGCTTGGCGAACATCGGAGGCGGGACAGGAAGCTCAGGCTTAACGACGGCGGGGACTGACCCGGCGCACGACGTCAGCAAAGTCACGGTCAATAGTGCAGGGAGAGCATTTGCCCTTCTCAGTCTTAACAACGACCCGCTCCTTCTTGTCAAAATCATCAATCAGATGCTGTAGCTCGTCCATGTCTCTGGCGTCTTGCTCAGCCCGGATAGTCGCATCCTTGGCTATGTTGATCGCCGCCTGACGCTCTCTATCAATCTCAGCTTTATACATGGCCTGAGCAGCCGAGCGCTCAGAAGCTATCTTAAGCTCCCAAGCATGATTGGTGCTCATCCAGGCATACAAAAACCCAGCGATAAATGACAGGGCGATCTGGCCTAGTCTGGAAGCCAGAACCTCCATAATCATAGATACGATGGGCATATTACCTCGATAGATTGGCGCCAGTGCGGGCGTCTTGGACACGGGCCTCAATGGCTTTGTTTGCGTTACGCCATGCCAGCCATGCGAAGAAGCCCATAAAAATCAGGGACAGGAAGATAACAATTAACTGCCAATGCTCAGAAGCGACTGACAGAAGCGTTTTACCCTGCTTTACGCTTTCGGCAATAGACTGAACCTGCGTCACAGTTTCATTAGCCGAAGATATAGCCGAAGATGCGGCAGTCGCGGCGCCCATAACACCCAGAGCGGCGCCCTTCACATTGTCGGCTGCTACAACGGTTTTTGAATTATTGGCCCGGAGTTTGTCGGCCGTGATCTCATCCATCTGCTGATCGGATGAAGGATCCTCAGAATGCTGGCCGATGATCGTCGGAGCGGCATATTGGGCCAACACCCGCATCGCTTTGTTGTAAGCGTTCTGGCGCTCAGCCAGCCCGTTATAACCGCCATTGAGCCGTTTGGTCTGGCCCCGCATGTCATCCCGGTCTGCGAACGGCCCGATGCCCAGCATGTTGTAGATTTCGGCAGCACATTCGAGCGCGTGGTGGGGGTCAATCAGCCACTGGGCGCATAACTCAGGAGTTATCCCCAGCCTATTGGCTAGGCGCGTCACATTGTCGCGGCCCGTAAGCTGCAAAAGGCCCTTACCCCGAAAGTTCCAGCCGTCATCCGTCCCTGGGACATTGCCCATACGGCCGTTGTAAACCTTGTTGGCGAGCTTTTTTGGGTCGTAGGCATAGGCCGCGGCCATCGTGCTATTCGGAAACCTAGCCGGCCAAACCTGTTCCAGTCGGGGCGCGGAATAATTAAGGTTCTCCTGCAATTCCCGGAAATAAGCGCTCTCAATGCACATATGTGCAAGGATCGAAGCCTGCCGGCGCATGCTGATGATGCCCTTGTCCCGAAAAACACTGTCGGCGTGATCGGCAACCATGGCCACGATTTTAGGATCGGCATGCGGAGCCATACGGCCGATAGCGGCCTTCCAAACATTCATGACCATTGGACGTAAACGCTCCCGTTGCCGCCGCTTTGCCCAGTCGAAGAATAACCAACGATAGTGCAAACGCCGCCCCAAATTTCAGAATTAGGTCCACCTTGGCCACCGGCGCCAGCAGCCCCGACTGTCACGTTAATAATTGATCCGGGAGCGGGCCCAGAACCTCCGGCCGCCGGGCTAACTAGGATGACAGTGTCATAGCCGCCAGAGCCGCCGGAACCACCCCCTCCATAGCCGACGCCACCCGGAGGAACGCCGTCATTTGAAGGATCGCCATTTGCTCCGGGGTTTCCAGCGGATAAGCCGCCTGTGCCGCCGCCGGCAGCAGCGTAAACACCAAAAGATGAAGATCCGCCATTTGATCCTGGAGCCCCATATGTAGAGCCCTGCGTCTCACCGCAGTTGATTGTGCCCCACGCTCCGGCAGCTCCACCTCCGCCGCCACGAACGGTAACAACAATCGTCGAATAGACCGCCGGGACCTGAAACGTGCCGCTAGACGTAAAAAGCTGGCTACTAGGCGTTACCGGATTAGCTGCCCTCTTAGAATAGAAATCGGAAAATGAGATTGGACTAGGGGCCGTCGGAAAAATGCCAGCCTGACCGTCATCATAATACCAGACTTTGCCCCGGTAATTAGACATGCTGAAGCCATAGCCAAACTCAGCATTAATCTGAGCCATGTTTAGCGGATTGCCGGGGCCGGGCAGCGTCATCCGATTTTCCTCTCAATAGCGGTCAATCGAGCGTCTAGTTCCTTAATCGCTTCAATGAACAGACCGGCGAAATTGCCATAAGCAACAGTCAATGTCGGATCATTTTCATCTCCAACAGGCTTGACGACTTCCGGGATGACTTCCGCGACTTCCTGAGCAATGACGCCAATGTTGCGCTCGCCATTATCCAATCGACGATAGCTAACTCCGCGGATGCTTGTGACCTTTTTCAAAGCATCCTTGATTGTCGCTATCTCGTCTTTGACCCTGACGTCAGAGTATGCCGTGACATTTCCAGATACTGTAAAATTACCTGTGGGGACGGCGAACTGCATCGTCCCTTGGGCGCTGTTAATGCCATAGGCAGTAGAGCTTCCGTAAATGTAAGCCCCACTATCTCCGATAGCCAACTGCATTGTGTTGGAGCCGTTCGCAATTGCGACGTTGCCAGTAATTGTCCCACCAGTAGACTGGAACGCGCCAATAGAATTGGTTGAATGGACGTTTGTTCCGTCACTGAATATGCTTGCGTGATAGCCTTGCGGGAGAACGACAGTGTCGCCGCCAGAAACAGCCGTCTTGATAGTTACGGAATAGCTTCCGGTTGTGTTATTCGTAACAACCCAGAAGCCACCGATACCTGCGGGGATAGTGATTGATGCATCTCCAGACAAAGATCCAGTCGCTGTGATGCCAAGGTTCTGATATGTATTTACGGCGCTAGGACCATAGCCATTCGGTCCCAGAGTTACGTTGCCGCTTGTAAGCGTAACAGTCGTAAATGCACCTAAAGCCGCATCAATAATTGACCAGTTATTATTTACCGGCTGATCCCAAATATTGACGTAGTCGCCGTTTCCGGGCTCTTCCAGGTAAACTTTGTTTGGAGTGTATGACGATGTCATTTCTTTATTCCTATTTTACCTGATCAAGAGCCTGAACGATATGTTCGTCGGGCACATCCATGAGCGGCTTTGTCTCATGGGCAATTTCATTGAATGCCCGTCTAGCCGCTCTCTCTAATTTGTTTAGACGCTTGGCCGGGTAATCGCGTTTATCAACACGGCCACCCGACTTGCGTTCTGTTCTTTCTTCGGATTTCTGTTCTTCGCCTGTCACTTTACCTACCGCGTCAATGTAAGCCTGCGCCGCAGCGCGTATTCTCTGCTCGCCTATTTCAGCCGGGGCCATGCCAACTTTTGCGTTGTATATGGCTTTCTGGAGATTTGCAGCCGCTCTAGCCGTCAACGGAGAAGACAGCGCTTTGGCCATCATGAAGTTGGCGGGAATAGACGCCGCCGCACCAGCCGCCGCATGCGGGAAGAACGGAGCGGCAAGTATCGTGGTGAACAACTGGGCCGCCTGTTGGACATTCGCTGTCTTGGAGACGTTTGTATACTGGCCAAGTTCTTTAAATTTGGACGATACCGTATTGATGTCCTCTAAAGCGTCTCTGACCGCATTGCCTTTTGGGCCAAACATTACGTCTTTGCCCATATCCGACATTTTAGCGTAACCGGTAATAAACCGATCCGGGGAGAAATTGCCTTCCGGAGCCCTGCCAAGCGTTTCCACCAACCCAGACGTTACATGCTCCCAATCATGGGGCGGGATCGTCCTACGAGCTAGGATTAGGGCGTTTATATCACCCTTTGTCCCGGCCTGAGCCATGCGCTGAATGCGACCAAGAACCTGCTCAGGCGCGACGTCACCTTCCAAGCCGACGATCTTAGCCAGTTTTTCACGGCGTTCGGCTACGGCTTTGGCCATGCTGTTGGCGCGATTAAATAGCTGTTGGGCGCGAGGTCCACCTGAAGCCATGACAGACGCCTGCAAATCATTTGTCAGGGCGCCATAGATAGACTTAAGCTCAGCCTTGCTAGTATTGGCCGGAAGCAAACCAGTGTCCAGCATTTCGCCAATGGTCGTGCGAAGGTTTTTGATGCCTTCATACGTCAAGCCATTCGGATTGGTCGCCGGGCCAATAGCCAGATTAATCGCTTCGCTTTTCCCCGGATCAAGGTCAGAAGCCAATCGCCTATCGGTGAGTTCCTGAACCGTCTTCGATAGATTTTGGAGAGGCGTTTTAGCCTCCGGATTTACATGGCGGCCGACATCATCATAGGCGTCCCGCAGCATTGTTTGGGATTTGCCCTTCATCCAGTCAGTGATGCCGGATTTAGCCGCCGTTCCAGCCGTCGGAGCCGTTCCGGCGCCAAGGACATTATGGACGTCTTCCATTGCTTGGCCCATTTGGCCAACAGCTTTCTGAGACGCCTCAGTGACTGCCCCACCGCCGATGGGGATAGCCTTTGATACCTGCGCCATAGCCTTCGGGACGCCGCTTTCAGAAGCGACGAAGTAGGGAAGGTCAACGCCAATCCGTTTGCCGGCCTCTAGCGTCTGAGCCATTTTCGGAGCAACAGCCGCCGCAGGAGACGCCATTACAGCGCCGGCAAATCGAGCGTAAGGCTCAGCCGCCGTTCCCTCAGTCATTTGCCCAGCAGCCTCAGAACCAACCGCAGGCAATACCGTCCGGCTCATAATCTGGGCTGGCGTTTTACCCGCTCCTGGCATAGCGGCAAATTCACCAACCGTTTCGGCAAACTTGCCCGGAAGCGTCTTACTCTCTTCGGACAAAGCCCGAACCGCCGGCTTGGCCATTTCTGTGGTTTCAGCCGACGTCGGAAACTTTATCAGAGGATGTTCCGGCGTCTTGATGCCGATATACGGTTCAACAGCGCGGGCTACCGATTGGATATCACCGATGATGCCAGGAGCCGCAGCAACGCCCTTGGCTAGACCACGGCCAAACCCAGCCGCAGCCTCAACATAAGGATCTGGTTCCTCATCCCACTGAATATCGGAAGGAGGAGCCTTGCTTTCCGATTTTGGGGCTTCCTCGTCCCAAACGACGTCTTTAGGATCAATCGGCATAATCAACAGTCCCATCCGAGTATTCAACGACAGGGCGGCCATTAGACTTGCCGCGCCTTACAATCGTGCGGTCCTTGGAAACAGTCTTTTCTTCTTTTCCAATTTGGCCAGCCTTATGCTCAGCTTCCTTGCGCATGTAAGACTGGACAGGATGAGCTTGACCCCACTTGGCCATGTGCGCTTGGAAGTTGGCGTCTAAGCCACCATGCGCGGCGCGATAACGCTCCTGCTCTTCGGCCTGCGCCATGAGCTTTTGCTGTAGAGCTTGCTGTTTCTGAAGGACGCCCATGTTGTATTCACGGGTCCGGCTGACGTTGAACGTAGTGTCTTTCAGGAAGCTGATATCCGCATTCGAAATGCCGGCGCCGAGCTTACCGCCAGTGGCCGCAAGGATAAGCTTATTACCCTCCGCCCCAAGCCGTTCCGCCTGACCCAATGCCTCAGTATCAACCTGCGGTAGAATTTTCTTCAGACCGGGGAAATACTGCTCAGCTTCGGCAGTTCCGCTCTTAATCGCGTTAAGATATGGAGCGGCAATACCAAAGTCGACCTTCGGGTTTTTAATGATGCTTTCAATCTCAGTCAGATTTTGCTGCATATCTCCGGCAGCCGCCGCGGATGCTTGGCCCTGATTGTAAAGATCCATCGGAGAACCTTCGCCAACCTTTTCGGTCAGAGATTTCCGCTTGGCTTCTACAATCTTTTCGCGGCGTTCCATCGCCTTGTCGGCGCGATCTTCAAACTGTTTCGCGTCTTCAGGAATGCCGAGTTCAGCAGCCTGTTTGGCTTTTTGACGGTTTGCCTGAATTTCCTGCTCTATGCGAGAAATCTCAGTGTCATACTGATCAGCGACAGGCTTAGTGGCCGCAGTTTTTTCGCCTTCAACCGGGATCGTCGGAGAAACCGCCGTAGGTGCTTCTTCCACAATCTTTGGAGCCTCTGGAGCTGTAGGCATAGCGGCCGTCGGAGGAGCAGTTTCATCAGCCGCCGCAGGCTTGCCACCCGCAGGGGAGCCACCAAGCAGTTCACGGCGAGCCCTTGCCTTGCGCATAAGCTCTTCAAGCTCAAAATTGCGCTTCTGCATCTCGCTCATGATGTTGGCGGCCTGAAGCTTCTTCATCTCCTCATTAGCCCGCATGGACTGAGAAGCCTGTAAAGCCTCAATACCCTGAAGCGAACCTTCGCCAAAAGCTCCAAGCGGGCTACGATTACGCGAAGCCGCCATCCCGGCGCCAGTCGCCATCAGATACATGGCGAGGTCACGGTTCATGAGAGGCTTCATGCCGAACAGGCCACCCTGTCCGTCGTTGTCTCCGCCAAGCATTTTGCGCAGACCGCCAAAGCCGTCGGTGTCACCACCTTCGTCGCCACGATCCGTAGCTACAACGTGATCACCGCCAGCGGATCCTTTGTAATTCCCAAAGGCTCCAAAATCTCCTTTTAAAGCGGCTTCAGTCAACGCCCGGCGCTTGCCATAACCAAGCATGCCTTCAGGATGACCGGACTTGTAGCCTGCCGGACGCTCATAAGCGCCGTGGGCCTGCATGATGTCCTCAAGTGACGGGTTCTCGCCCTCAACATAGCGATGTTCAGGACGGCCTCTAAACTCCTTCAGACCAAAACCAAGCTGCTCTTTGAAGTCAGAAGCCTTGTCAGCAAGGGCCTTACGAAGGGCGTCAGCCCTCTCTAGACGATGGCCAAACAGGCCGTAACCTGTTCCTTGATCATGAACCGCTGTCGGGTCAAAGGCGCTTTCAGCAGCCGCCGCAGGAACCAGAACGCTGGCCTCAGCCGGGGTCGCTCCATATTCGCCTGTCAGGATGTCCCAAGCTTCTTTGGCCCGGCCACCGCCTTCATAACCATGACGAACCGCGCCGCCATGCGAGAAGCCAAGGAGATCGCCAAGATCACCGATATCCGGTCCTTGGAGATAGCCGGCGTCTTTGCCGCCAAACAGGTCATTTAACAGACCCTCAAACGGATTATCGCTTTCGCCAGCATCTTTAGCGGCTACACCCTTCACCGGGCCAAAGCCAGCGGATTTTTCCGCAATAACCTTATGACCCGGAGCCGGCTGGCCAACCGCCGTGGTTTTCACCATCGGGTGGCGCCCATCCTTTATCTCCGTAACCTTGTCCATTTCAGAGGTAGGTTCAGGGATAGACGGAGGAACATCGCCAAATCCCATCGGCTTGGCATTGCCCATCGGGGTCTGGACGTCGGTTCCAGCAACATTCAGCGGCGGAGACGTCGTTCCCGGAGTTCCTGGATCAGCCAGCGCCGGAAGCCCAGCGGCCTGACCGATTGTAAGGTCCATATCACCGGGACCGATATTGCGGCCAGCAAGACCTACACCCGGCATCGGCTCAACCGGATATTGATCTTTCATGTCCTTCATGGCCATCGGGCCACCGGACAGATCAAGCCCCTTACCAAAACTATCCTGAAGCGGGGGAGTTGTGGACGGGATTGGTTTGCCAAACTTCCCATAGCCGCCAGCAAGAACAGACGGATCGCCGGGGCCATAAGGCTGGGCCGGTTTCAGATTGGAGAAGTAATCACCCTTCGGCCGGTCGGAAGCGACAGCCGTGCGAGACGGATTGTAGAAAATCTGCTGGCCAACGCGAACCGACGACGGGTCATTTAGGCCCTGACGCTCCCAAGGCTTGAAACGACCATGACGGCGCTGGCTAACAATGTCAGGGTTCATGAAGTGAGTGGCGCCGTGGGTCGGATCTTCAACCTCATTGGCTTTAATCTTTGACCAATAATCAGCAAGCTCACGAACCTTCGGATCATTCGGGCTCATCGTGCGAGGATCACGCGATGTTCCTCGATTGCTGGGGTTCATCGGCTCATACTGACGACGCGCAGCCATAACCTGCGACGGCGTCTCGCCATAGGTTCCGGCTTTCACACGGTTCCAAATGGAATGCAGGACTTCCTGCGGATGCATGACGTCTTCTTTGATGGCCAGTGCAGCGGCGCGAGCGCCTTCTTCAGTGTCTTGGAATTTACCCCAAAGACCTTTTCGGCCACCCTGCGCGTATCCATCACGAACCGCGCCGCCGTCAGCTTTATATTGAGGCTGGCTTTTGGAGAACGGATTGACATAGAATGAGGGCGACGAATAACCAGACACAGGAACCATAAATTTAAGGCCCTGCGGCGTCAGCATATCCGTCATCTGGTAAATATAATTAGACGGCGTAGCTGTCAGGTTTGGATATTTGTTTTTGAGATTGGCAAGATCAAGTTGGTTCTGAAGATTTGCCTTCTCAACTTCATCCGCCGTAGCGTCAATTTGAGCTTGCGTCGGAACCTTTGCCGGTGGCGTTCCTGCGTAATTAGCGGATGCGCTGGCAATTGACGGCAAACCAAATTCTTGCGGCGTCAACTGACGCGGACCTATGTTTTGAGACGCACGAAGCAGAAGATTGTTATATTCCGGGCTTCCCGTATTTACGGCCGTCCAAGGCATACGGAAATTAGCAAGTGACTGAGGAATTTGGCGACCAAGACCACCCGGACCAAATGCCTGCTGGACGTTAATGCCAGTGTTGATCGGCGTATTAAAAGCGCCGACGCCAGCCGGAAGTCCATTGATTTGACCAGTCCCATAAGGATTAGTGATCGGTCCAAGTTGAGATCCAGTGATATTACCAAAAGCGGCTAACCCGCCACCATCGGCTTTTTCAACACGTCCACCATCGGCAAATAGTCCACCGAACATCTTCCCAATGCCGCCAAGGAAATCACCGTTGCCGGCATCAACCGGAGCAGCAACTTCCGGAGCAGAAGGCGCAGCCGTGCCACCGGAGAAAATATCGCTTACACCAGAGGTAAGTTTGTCAAAGAAACCCGGTTCTTTGGTTGCCTCTCCCTTGGCTGTGTCAGATTTGGCTTCACCGCCCCCGATACTGGCCGAAGCTTCAGACTTACCTTTGCCTCCAAGCTTAGGCATGGATGGGGCGCCACCGCCTCCGCCACCACCGCCGCCACTAGATCCCTTAGCGGCGCCCGGAAGACCCGGAACATATCCAAGATCAGGCGTCTGAGGCTTATGCGTCGGAATATCCTGAACCGGAAGAATAGCGGACGCGACTTTTGGATTAGACAGAAGACCATATGGAGGCTTCTTCGACATTTCGAGGAAGTCTGACTGATCAGGCAGCATACCGCCATCGGCGCGTTCTTCGCGCTTGTGGTGTTTTACTTCAAAAGGCTCAAGCTCTTCTTCCTCAAGCCGAACGCCAGGGGAAACCCAACGCTGTCCAATCTTCTGATATTCTTCGTATGGAGTGAATAAATCTCCCAACCCACCAGCCGACGAAGATGATGGAGGCGGGAAATTGGGATTTGTCTGGTAGGCAACCGATGAAAGATCAGTAATGCCAGTTTCTGGCGCCGCTTCACCTGTGTAGGTGTAAATCGGAACCATTTTCTGCTGGCTTGCGCCACCATCTGCCCGCTCTTGACGGTCCATTTTAATGCCAAGCAATCCGCCGAGATCAATTGCCTCGTCAGGATTTCTAGCCGCTACGTCCTGAGCCATAGGTCCAAGGCGCTTCGGAGGCATAGGCTCGCCAGTTTCCTTAGCGCGCTTTACGTCAGACTTATAGTCATACGCATAGATCGGATCGCCAGTTTCGGGATCTTCGCCAACTCGATCAATATTGGTCTTAGCCCGTTCATCCGAAAATAATCCAAGGCCGCCGATAAGGCTCATAATCGAACCTAGTGACGAACCTATGCTACTTCCGCCACTTTGCTGCTGATTAGACGAACCATAGCCAAATCCAGACGTATTTGTCGTTCCGCCAAGACCCGGCGCAAGACCACCAAGCCCAGCCATAAATGCGGTCTGCATATACGGGTAGGACTGCGCAGCCATCCAGTTGCTGTAGTTCTGATTAAGCTGCTGCTGATCAAGCTGCTGTTGAAGCTGGCCAGTTCCAAGCAATGCCTGAAGGCCCTGAAGCTTAGCTTGCTGGGCCTGCGTTCCAAGCTGGGCAGTCGAATAAGCAGCCTGTTGGGCAGCCTGAATAGCCTGTTGCTGTTGCTGATTATATTGGGCAAGAGCCTGCGCATACTGCTGCTGGCGAGCCTGAAGGCCCTGTCCCTGCTGCTGCTGGAACATAGCATTTGCGCGAGCAGCTTCGGAAGCAGCAACACCAAGACCCTGCTGCTGCTGTTGCTGAAAAGCCGCAAGAGCGTTTTGATAGCCCTGCTGCCTCAAATTGCCGAGAACTTGGTTCTGCGAAAGGTTCTGCTGGCCAGCAAGCATAGCGCGGGCCGCGCCGCTTCTATCGCCGCCAAATGCTCCAGAACGGATAGCCTCCGCCTGCTGCTGTTGCATTTGCTGAGCATTTTGCTGCTCAATAGCTGCCTGAGTAGCGTTGATAACCTGTTGCTGGTAGGGGTTATAATACTGGTTTACAGCATCGGCGCTGTAAGTAAGCGGAGCAGTTTCCAGATATTTCTGGAGACGAGGATCATAATACTGGGCGACATTTGCTTGGCTATATGTGACAGGAAGGTTGTTCACCGCTTCCTGCATATACGGGTTAGCGTATTGCTGAACGGCAGCCTGCGAAAAGTTTGACGGCGACGACAGATTGTATGCTTGGGCGGCTAGATTTGTCGCTTGATCAATGTAGGGCTGGGCGGCCCCTACAGCTTCACGAGCGCCCTGCATGGCCGCAAGCTGATCCTGCGTAAAACCAGCAAGCGTCTGTCCAGTGTAAGGTTGATATGGAATGGCGCCAACATTCGACCCAGCCTGCAAAACAGACATGAGGTAGTTATAGGCCATGGGGTCCGGCGAATACGTCGAAGTCGTATTCTGGAAGCCAAACTGATTGCCGCTTGAAGATGTTCCGCCACCGCCGCCCATGGTCTATTCCTTACTATATCTTGGCTTTCTCGTTATACGAGAAAAATGCGCCTCTTAGATTAAACTGCCGTTTATACAGGTTAATCTTGGCTTCCGTTCGTTCGCTGGACCAGACGCCTATTCTAAGCTCTAGATCCAAAACCTTTGCCGCTTTCTTGGCAAAAATCATTAGCTGCTTTGCTAAATCCGACTTTCTGTTTTCTTTATCGACATACAAAGACAATTCCTGAAGATGATAATCTTCGTTGAACCATCCTTGCTGGACAACCAAAACAAGAGCGCCTTTTAGCTTTTCACCTACATCTCCAACGACGCCAATTATGCCGCCATTTTTGTTGTAATGCAGGGCGAGGATAGATAAAATCTTGTCCTCACTAAATCTTGATACATCGTTTTCTACTAAATACTCACGAAACAAACGCATAATCTCAGGGATATCCTCCGGCTCCGCCAAGCGGACGTCCGGGCATTCTTTAAACTCCATGATTTTTTCCTATTGACGGCGCGTCAATGCGGTTAGTCGCGGGCTGGGCCTGGTAGTTTGGCCAGCTTCTTTCTCAAAGCGCGTCTTTGAGAAACTACAAAGGCGTCCAGAACGGCATGGCCTTTATCCATGTCGCCTTCGCCAATCTCTGCCACCTGATCGGGATGGATGATATATTCTCCGCCAGCCACAATGACCGGAACTAAAGCGTCACCCTCATGATAGGGGCCTTTTATTCCGTATTTGTCTTTGAGCTTTTGGGCATGCTGTAATGCCACTGCGGACCCGCCGGAACTTTTCCCGGAAAGGCTTCCGTCCAGCAGCATCTTTTCGATAACGCGATTTCCCGCAAGCGTATTACCTTCTCCGAGCCCGCTGACGATATCAGCAGGGAGAACGTAAGCCCCGCTATAAACATGCACAGGCAGACGATCAGTCCTTCCCGGAATAGCGACGTTAATCGGGCCATGATGCACGATCCTTTTCTTCGCCGCCCTGCCGCCCGCGTCCCGGTATTTTCTAGCCGTATCCAGAGCAGCGGCAACCGCTTGACGCTGTGGGTAGCCAGCATGCTTCATTTCACGGATATTCTGAGAAATGACGATATCGCTTTTGCCGGGCTTGAGAGGCATATCATTTCTCACTGTGCGTAATACGGGACCTTGACGGACGTTCCGTTGGGTAGCGTGATATTTATAAATCCGACCGGATTAGCCGGAAGCGTAGCGGCCCCTGCCGTGGCGGTCGAAGATGTAGAAACGATATAAGGGAACACTGCCTGCATCGTAGCATTCAGCGTATTCGCCGTGGTGTTTAGCGTATTGACGGCCACCACGATATTCTGAGTAGCCGTCGTAATTGCGTCGTTAGACATGCTTATCTCCGGCCAGAAACGGCATAGCGATATCGCATAGAACCTAAACGCCAGAAGCTATTCAGGTCGTTGCTGCTGACGCCGATTTGGACATATCGCCCTCTGAACCTTGGCTCAATATAGGGCGTGTTCGCCGTGATTGTGTAAGGTCCGTATGTCTTAGGCTGCTCCCCTGGATAGTCCGTCACATAGAACGTCATTTCCAAAGAGGCGTTGGGGGCCTGAGAATACTCGCCCCACTTCATATCCGGCAGCAGCCAGTCGACAAACACCAAATCATTACCATTGGACAGGGTGAAATAACCCGTCTTGAAGTATGACGGCATCGGAAGACCGGCCAGATTATAGGACGTCTCATGCTGGTAGACGTTCGCCGTCCATTGGTTCAGTGCGGCTTCGTCATAGTAATTCTGGGTAGCCAGCGGACCGCCAAGGACGGACTGATCAATCCAAGCGGCTCGATCTAGGTATCCATAATCCCATTCATTATACAGGACATTAAAGCATACATAAGCATCATTTTCGCCGTTTACGCTGTTCACTGACGGAAAAAACCAGCTAACCTCATTGAACATCGAGTTCGCCGCAGCGCGGATATTGTCGACGTAATTTTGGTTAAGGTTCTGAAAAACAAAGTCCCATACCGTGCAGGGGATGGTCTGAGCCGCATTCGTTCCGCTAAGAACAAAGAACTGTTTCTGCGACATCCAATACATATTGGAATGAAGCATGCAGACCGCTTTTTGACCAATCAGTCCGCAGCCAGATCCAACCTTGTTAAATCCATAAACATAAGGCGGGCCCGTATACTGGGAAACATATACGTCAATATCCGTAAACCAATATTGCTGCGTCGGGCCTTGGATGCCTCTGACAATCAGCGACCCAGTGGGAATGGTATATCCACCAGCTTGGTTTATTACAGTTGTTGTCCAGTCATTGTAGTTATTGACGTCGCACCAACGGATTTGAAGCGGGTTCTGTATGCCGGAATATGTTGAGCCCCAAGCCATGATTTGGCGCTGGGGCATGGCCAAGAACATGCCAGAATTGACAATTGGCGCCTGAGATATCATGGACGCATTGCCATAGCCCTGAGATGGAGCCCATGTGAAAATAGGCCCGTTGCGAGGGCAGGCAAGTAGGATTTCGCCCCAGTTATCCAGCGTCCAATCGGTCGTAGTTATCTGGCTCGCATTCAATCGAGTATTATTTGTCTGAACGACACCTGTTCCATAACCGCCGCTATTATGCGTCCCGCTGACAGTTCCACCCGCACCAAGCGTAGATGCCGCTCCAAGCTGGAATGTAACGCTGTTAAAGGTAGCGCTGGTTAGCTTGTGACTTCCGTTATAAGGAGCGCCAACACCAGCAACGGTGATTGTTTCACCTTGTTGGAAATTGCTAGATCCAGCAAGGGTGAGGGTGGCAAATCCAGCAGCCGAAGAGGCGCCAGTTACGTTTACTGTCTCTGAATAACTTTTATAGAAACCCTTACCATAACCAAGACCAAGCAACTGCGGGCCAATCGTGGCGTAGTAAGTAAGATTTAACTGGCTATAATTCAGAGACTGAGTGGTTGACTGATTAGCTGAGTTTTGAGCGGTAAACGTAAAACCAGTGTTATCTGCCTCCCTGACTGTATATTCACCATAGATGATGATGCCGCCAACGTCCGTCGGGACTGTAAAGGCGACAACATCGCCAGGGGCGTAATAATACGGAATAGGAGCAGTTGATATCAGAGGGTTTATATTGGCGATATCACAACGGACTACTGCGCTGTTATCTGTAACCGTAAAGGTCGGGAATAACGTCGTTGTCGTCGTAGATTGGGCTGGGATGCCAGTCTCAATCTCATAATCTCCGCCAGTCACTGATACGATGTCATACGACCCAAACAACAATATGCTGCCAACTTCTACCTGCGTATTGAAGATCACCGTATCGTATATCGTCACATCCGTCTGAAGCGTGTCTGTGACGGTAACGATTGAGCTTCCATTAGTCGTCGAAAGCGTAAATTGTGCCGGGGAGTTTGTAAGATTATGATTGATGACTAACGGTGTAATATCAGACGTATTATTGTTCGCCGTGATATATAGACGCTCAGTCGTTCCTAGCGCATACCGCTTGTCTTGCGTCAGGCCCTGCCAAGCATGCAAGGCGCGGGACTTCCCGATATACGTTGTGTTGACGTATTTCGTATACCCACCCCGCTTTTCAGGGATATTGTCGCGCCAGCGGATGAAGTTGCTTTCCGAAATACCAGCAGCATTGTCGGCGCGTGTTTCTTCAATATCGACGCCGGGGATGATGCGGAGGCTTTCGAAAGGCAAGGCTTAGCGCTCCGGAGGATTGGCCACGTTGGAATATGAAGTCCAACCGGGTCCACTGAATTTTTTGCGCATTTCCTCTCCGTTGGCGGAGGCGAACAGGCGCTCGTATGTGCTTTCCCAAGACTGAGATTGCTGCGGATTATCGGCCTGCGATCCAAAATCTCTCTGATATCCAGAGGCGAAGATCATGCTGGCGGCGATAAACAAGTCCGGCAGATATTGGGTCAGGAACGTCGTCGGGTTGTTTTCCGTAAGAGGTGACGGGCGGATCGTGCCCACAACTTCCAAACGGTAAGAACCATTAGGCCACGGGCCAAGGATCACAGTCCATTGGTCAATCATCGCAAAGTAGGAAGGCTGGCCCGCCCCAACATTTCCGCTACCGTAGGTGGCCTCTAGGAAGTCTCTGGACACTGGCTGAAGAGCAGACCGGCTACCATTGGCCGCCGTTGCGCCAGCCGGGAAAAACAGGTTGATGCCTTGGACCGTGACAAACTTGCCTTGAGACGTAATCGGAAGTGTAAACTCCCTAGTCCCCGAAACCGTGCTGCCGTCCGAGTTCCTGACAACCGTATTCAAAAGGTCAAGTTCACGGTAAATACGCTGCTCAGCGTAGTCGATCATGCCTGGGAGCATGGTCTGGAACTGAGGCGTGTCCGTCGTCACCGTCATGATATTCGCTATCTGGGCGACGTAGGTGGTATAATTCAAACTCATGGCCGGTCGACCTTCTGATCCAGCTTGTCAAATATTCTGGACAGCATGTCTTTGATTTCTTTCATGCCTTCCTGAAATTCGTCTTTGCGGATGTAATTGCTAGGCAGGTCGACTTCTATTTGGTGCAATTCTTCCCGAAGCTTCTGAACCGCGTCCCACAGGGTTCTAGCCAGCCATCCACCTACGGATAGGGCTATCCCCGCGGCAATGTTGATCATTGTCTGCGTGTCCATAATTCTCGCCATGTTGGGAAATGGCCCCGGAACGAATTTCGGGACCATGTATTTTTACAGAAAAACCAGCCGTTTGCCAAGCCTATGCGGCAACAATTGTAGACGATAGGTCTTTTTCTATCATCTCAAGATTACCCTTCAGTCTTTCGTCGTTTGGAGACAGGCCGACCGCCCACTTTGCCTGCTCTAAGGCAATCTGTTTAAGGCCCAAATTCCAAGCTGCGATGGACGCCAAATCATGCGCCCAGTGCCCCCAAACCGCCGGATCGCATGTATAGACAAGCTCACGGTTGGTGATTTCTAGGGCCTTCATGGAATAGGCGAAGCATTCAGCCCATCGAGCCTGCCGATACATGAGCATAGCCAGTTCGCACCAAGGCTCCCTAGTATTGGGGGCCTCAGATGCCGCCTTCATGTAGTTCATTTCAGCATTCTTGTGGTCGAACATTTCGTCGTAGCACTTGCCCATAACCCGATAGGCATAGCAGCGCTCATTCATCCATGTGGCGCCGGGGAGCGCCAGATACCGCTCGCATTCCTTAATTGAGTTTAGCCAGTCCCGATGGAACATAAGTTCACGAGCGTAATAGAACGCATTCCGGGGACAGTGCGGATCTTCGTTGACAGAAAGTTTGAGTAGATCCAGATACTGGCCACGGCTTTTTGTGGGGTCCGGGTGATGGGACACCAGAAGCTTGTTTGTATATGCGTAAATCTCATCTGTTCGGCCATCCGGACGGGGATATTCATGACATGGGTGATGCCAATGATAGCCCTTGCGATGATGGATTTTCTCATACTGGAACTTAATTCCGCAGCCCCAGTCAAACATATACCGGAGACGGGTCGTTACACCTGGCTCCCATACGCGCTCAATCTCCTCGCGCCATCCCGGCTCCATTACCTCATCAAGATCAAGACTGATGCAAATATCAATATCGGCCGGAATGAGGGATAGGGCAGCGTTCCGAGCATGATCAAAACGCCAAGGGTTAATGTATATGCTATGGACTGTCGCACCATGTATGCGGGCCTTTTCTGCCGTTCCGTCTGTTGACCCGGTATCCGCAATCATGATGTGATCGGCGCCAATAGCACTTTCCACAAAACGCTGGACAAAGCCTACTTCGTTTTTGCTGATTGCGTAGACACAAATTTTAGGCTTGACCGGCTGATCAGACCAAACAAAGACGCCGATTTCTTTGTCCTGCCGCCCAAAATCAGGCTTGCCAAATACTCTGTGAACATCCTCAACAGACCAGTTGTCTGTGACATGCTTTTCGTAAGGATTGCCCTGAAATTCATCCTGCGGGTAATGTCCTATCGGGATGCTGACAATGACGGTGTTAGCATATTTGCGAACATTATCGAAAAGGCTCTTTGCCTCTTCTTCCGTCATATGCTCAAGGATATCTCCCAGAATAGCGATATCAAATTTGCCGTCAGAACCGACAACATCCCATTCAATCGTGCGAGCGTCTTCTAGGTATAGTTCCTTATAGAACCCATTGAGCCCAAACTGTTCTACATATGGGCCCCAAACCTCAATACCGGTGAAATGCTTATCAAGGAACATTTTAGCGTATGTTCCGCTTCCACATCCCACATCAAGTATTCTGTCGCTTTTTACCTTGCCGAATATATAGCGGACAAAGCTCTTGCCGCTTTCTGAGCTGTAAGGCATTTATAACCCCAAATTGGACGCCCCGGCGCGGGGAGCCTTCATTACTTGGCTTTTAGAGCATCTACCTCAGCCTTAAGTTCCTTTATGGCGTTAATCAGAATGGCGATGATCGGGCTGTAGGCAATGCCCAGTTTGCCATCTTTCGGACTTTCCGTCACAACTTCCGGTATAACTTTCTGGACGTCCTGAGCAATAAGCCCTATTTGCCGTCCAAGGTCGTTCTCGTAGGTCCAGCTATAATATACGCCCTCAAGCCTCTTGATTATGTCGATGGCGTTGGTGATTGGCGCGACATCTTTCTTCAGTGTTGCGTCTGATACATTGGTATATGGTCCACTGCCCGTCACCCCAGACCCAGCGGCATACGGGAGAGTAAGATTATTGTTGGGTATGCTTGTAATGGAAAGAAACGACGAGCCGCTACTAAAAATTCCAAATGGAGCCCCCGTTCCAAATGAAATATTGGCAGTTGATGCATTTAACAGCATTCCACCCGCGGCTGTTATGGTAACTGACTGAGAAAAAGTATTTGTTGCTGTCCAAGTATTTGTCCCGGATAAAGACGGAACAGAAAAGCTAAGTTTTGTCGCATCAATTGTTGATGTAGCAATGTTAGTTCCTTGGATAACTCCGGCTCCAATAAGAGAACTAGAGTTGATAGCTCCGGAAGCTATGTTCGTAGATTGAACGGCGCCAAATCCAATAAGCGTAGAAGTAATCGCCCCGGTAGCTATCTGGCCGCCGGTAATTGACCCAGCATTGACTGTCCAAACAGTTCCGCCGCCGCTGACCGTAATCTGACCACGCGATCCATCCGCCAATCCGGACGAACCAGTCGGACCAGTGGCGCCAGTAGGCCCAGTAGGACCAGAGACAGTCGAAGCCGCTCCGGTGGGGCCAACATTGCCAACCGCCCCAGTCGGACCCGTAGGGCCATTGGGGCCGGTGGGTCCACTAGCTGGGCCCGTGGGACCTCCCGCTCCAGTTGCGCCGGTAGGACCAGTAACGCCAGTTGGTCCGGTCACGCCTTGGATACCCTGAGATCCAGTTGGGCCGGTGGGGCCGGTAATACTTGCGCCAGTCGGCCCCGTAGGACCACTCGCCGGGCCTGTGGGTCCCATATCACCCGTAGGGCCAGTTGGGCCGGTATTGCCAGTATTTCCGGTCAAACCAGTCGGGCCGGTGGGGCCGGTGGAACCAGTCGGACCAAAGCCTGTTGGGCCTGTAGGGCCACTAGCCGGACCCGTAGGACCGCCTGCTCCGGTAGCTCCCGTCGGGCCTGTCGGGCCATTGCCTCCGGTTGATCCGGTAGGGCCTGTGGGTCCCACCAAAGCAGGGCCAGGATAGGCTTGCCAAGCAGTCCCGTTCCATTGCCAAGAACGACCCGCAAATGTGTAAATATCATTGAGGGTCGGATTATATGGAAAGTTAATAGCCATGGAAGCCTCTAT